TCACTTCGTGAAACAGTAAACTGCTTGAAAATATCCTTCCGCACCTGATCCTGAGGTTTCGCTGTAAACACATGCGCAGCAATGTGTTCGTATAGGTCAAAATCAGGAAATCTCTCTATTCCATCTTCGTCACGAAGAATATTTCTCCCCTCATCATCAACTAACCACGTCCACAGTAAATTCCACAAGGGAGATACGGTTTCCTTGACTGTCCAGAGTTCCTGATTTAATACCACCCCATCCTCCTTTTCAGCAGGAATGCTTGGATATAGTGCCTCAATAACACTCACCGCATACCGAGAAAGGTCAAAGGATGGATTCGGGTAGACAATGGTAGAATTCACGGTATGGTCACCAAAGGAATATTGTCCCTGAGCATCTCCTCCCTTGGCAAAATCATCTGTAACAAACCACTGAGTGCCGATGCGAAAGACAGACCTGCCAAAATCAATAATCCGTAAAATGCGCCCATACGTAGGTATCTTCCACATCGATCCATCGCGAGTTGTATAATATAAATATTCAATATCCGTATTACTATACAATATATTATTGGTGTGTAAATCGTTATGAGTTAATCCAAAGGTGGCTTGGGCAACACAAAGTGCAGCAATTACTTGAAATGTCCATGCTGTCCATTTCTCCTCAAACTGTTCATCCACCTGATCTAAGAGAGTATCCATAATCCCATCCATTTTTTCCTGGAACAGGAGGACAGTAGGGAACTTGGCAAATTCAGCGTATACACAAGTCATATCGTCAGTGGAATCCGAATAGTTAGATTCAGATTCAGACCTAGATCCAGATCCAGATCCAGAACCAGACTCAGAGGGAAAACTAGATACAGATTCTATATCGCTTGTACACTCTTCTGTTCCGGCATACTCGAGTAAAGAGATATGACTAGATGTTGACCCAGACTTGTTCGTGGAATAGGAAAATGCACGAGTATGTACTGATGTCTTGAGTATCGCATCCTCCTCCGACACTTCTTCATCATCTTGAGTAATATACAAAGAAAACAGGCCACGATCCTTCTTCTCCCAGAACTTCTTATAATGTCTATAAGATTCGAAGGATTCCGTTATATTGTATCTATATTTATCGGCAATCCCCTGAAATCCACCATAAAATAAGCAAAAATGGGGAGACACATCTCTCTGCCGTAACTGCCCCATCAGATAATTCGCCATATAGTCAATGTACGCCTGGTTCATGGGAAGAGCAGTTTTCCTCTCAACTCTCTCATTCCCTTTAACACCATGATCGTAATATCCCTGGATTTTTCGAACCGGATCTAAAATATGGGTAACCTTGCAATAAGCGGGACACTTTTTCTTAGACGCCGTCTCGACAACACAATCACCGCTTCCATTAAAAGAGTGGACTCGTGCAAAATATTCATCCGATTGTAACTGACCTTCCTTTTCTGGGAGACTTCCTAAGATTTTCTGTAAAATGGGGATTCGCGTGGAGACGTTTGTATAGCCAGGAATATTGGGAACTCTGCTATACATACTCCATACTGGCAACGAGAGTTCAATCGGTTGATTTAAACAAGAATCCATCTATCATGACATCTCCTCCCTTTCTCGGAGAATTAACCGCAATTATTATGTATACGAAAGAAGATTTATAATGACCGATGCGAGTGCCGCTCTCAATGTAAATATCCGGAAGTTCGACATGAAAATGATTCCTCAAGATGCGGTTTGTGTATTTATTGGACGGCGGCGCACGGGTAAATCAACACTTGTCCGCGACCTTCTGTTTCACCATCAAGCTATGCCTCTAGGAACCGTGATTAGTGGAACGGAAGAATCGAACCAGTTTTACAAGAAACTCATTCCTCCTCTCTTCATTCATGGCGACTATAATCCGATTATTATTGCCAACTTTTGCAAGAGACAAAAGTTAATTATGGCAAAGGTGCAAAAGGAAATTGAAGCCACAGGGACATCAAGAACAGACCCTCGATCCTTTTTAATTATGGACGATTGCTTGTACGACGATAGTTGGTTGCATGATAGGAATATTCGCTACCTTTTTTTGAATGGGCGTTGGTTAAAGGTGTTTTTCCTGATTACTATGCAATATCCTCTTGGTATTCCTCCTATGTTAAGAACAAATGTAGACTACTGTTTTATTCTACGAGAACCCTATGTGACAAATAGGAAACGTATTTTCGAGAATTTTGGGAGTGCCTTCCCCAGCCTTGAATTCTTCTGCCAAGTGATGGATCAATGTACACAGAATTACGAATGTATTGTGATGAACAATAATTCTCAGAGTAACAAGTTGGAAGACATTGTTTTTTGGTACAAGGCTGAGATGCATGGAGAATTTCAGATTGGTGCCCCGGAATTCTGGAAGCATTCTATGGAACATTATAAGGAAAAGGATCCAGAGGAAGGAAACCAGTATGATGCATCAGCAAATAGACGGTTAAAGGGACCAATGATCAATGTGAAGAAATTTTAACCTGTTCAACTAGCAATGAACGATCTTATCAAGACTCTTCTGCTTATTTTGGGTATGGGACTAGTCCTCGTGTTTTTACACGGACGGTTAAATGTTATGGAATCCTTTACCGATGCAGTACACTGTGGAGTAAATGCTCCTTGCGATGTTGGATTAAAATGTATTAATGGATTTTGCGCACAAACTGAGCGTTTGCGAACCTATGAGGTGGATCCTGCCTAAACTGCACGTAACTCGGTAGTCTATGGACGAGTTTCTTAGAAAATTCGCAGGTAAGTATGGAAAAATGATCCTTGCTAAATACAATACAGGCCAATACTATAAGGGATTTATTGCTGGGTGTTTATCTGGACTTGCAATAAGTCTTTGCATAGTTCTTATACATCGAGCATCTAAATCAAATTAAATACACTATTGATGCAATAGTCTATTTATTTTGCGGTCTAGATAAGACGTTTAATCCAGAGTATCCTGGGAAGTCGCTCTCCTCTCGGCCTTTCTCTCCATAGCAAGATCTGCGGGACCAGAGAAGACGCCGTCATAACTACTCCCACTCTCTGTAACAGATTCTCCCGTCACTACAGTCCCTTGCTTCTTCTGCTTCTGCTCGCTGTAAAACTGGTCACGTGCCTCCTCATTCTCGCGATACTTCTTCATGAGGCTATTAAGCTCGTCGTTTGCATACTCACTGTTCCCGACCTTGTTTGGGTCTGGCTCCCAGGCCATCCATTTTCCGACACTGCCCAGATAAATGTTAAAGGATGGATCAGACTTCTGGAGTCTCTTGGCTCGAATGGATGCCTCCGCCTCGCTAGGAAACACTCCGCGCACCTTGATGCCGCGCATAGTGGTGCGGAACTCATTCAGAGCAAAGAACTCCTCCTCCAGCTTGGCAGAGTTCGTAAACAGGAAATCCTCGTACTCCTCCTGAAGCTTGTTCGTCTTCATCTCGGTGAGATTCTCCTTTACATATGACTGATATCCCTCCACAAAAAGATCCGCGCGCAGATGGCATGTCTTCAGTTCCTCTACCAGCTCCTCCTTCGTCTTTGTTTCACTGTTACCGGCAAGGGTGTCGATCTTTGCATTCAAGGAACGAAACTGCTCGGCCATCCACTGCTCAAGTTTTACTGTCTTCCATTGGAGCTCGTAATTAGCCAGGAACTTCTTAAACAGGAAAATATCCTTGTTGGCCAGAACTTTCTCCGGACTAAGAAAACTTAAGAGCACAACCTTCTGACTCGGCAATTCGGCATCTTCCATTAAATAGTCTTCAGCTGGCTCAGTACTCATTCTAAATACATAGACGTACTAACCTTTAGACCAGTATGAAAAATCTTTTACCAGAATATAGGTAGAATGGACATGAATGATCTGTTAACCCGCCTCATCAAGTATGTTGTGGAAGGTGTCGCTGTTGCCCTGGCTCTGTTTTTCATCCCTCGCAAGCCCCTGCCCATGGATGAGATTGTGTCAGTAACCATTGCCGCTGCTGCCGTGTTTGCGGTGCTGGATATCTTTTCCCCCTCTATTGGCGTGACTGCTAGACAGGGTGCTGGATTTGGTATCGGTGCCAACCTGGTAGGGTTCCCCATGGTACGTTAACAAAAGGTACACTGCATGAGTAATGCGTCTTCTGTTAAGAAGATGGATTAGCCAAGAAATGTTTCCTGCAGACCGCCTTATACATATCTGCCCCTCCTATCAAGATCTGATCAGAATTGGTGTAACACTTCATTGTGAAGACACCAGGAGTCCCATCTGCACAGATCTTACAGAAAGCAGTCAGTTTAGTATAGGAGTCTGCCTTAGGAATAAGATCGTGGATCTGTCCGAACGGATTTCGCTTGTAGTCCCCGTCCAATCCAACCACTGTTACACGCTTACTATCTTCCTCAACCATCCGCATGACTGTGGCATATAAATCGGGAAAGAATTGTGCCTCGTCGATAAAGATAAGTGTGGACTCTGCATATTCAGGAAGAAGCAATGCTTGCTCAAGTTTCGCCATTCCTAGTGCAGGCAGACGATCTCCTGTATGTGTAAACACACTCTTTGCAGTACCATAACGGGTATCGAGGGTCGAGGTAATAGTACAACACTTCCACCCAAGAGACTCTGCTCTTCCGATACGCTGGATGAGCGTAGATGACTTTCCAGCAAACATTGGACCAATAATCAACTCGAGACTCATGGTTGGACAGGGTATACCGTCGACGCCTTGGATCATTTTTTTACTTTCCGGTTCTGCGGAAATTCTAGATA